CTACCCGAGATTTTTGTATAAGTGGGCGGTTTTATTCATTGCCTTTTCTTTTTGTTTATCAAGCACATGAGTATAGGTGTCTGATGTAAGTTTCATTGTAGAATGTCCCAATAAAACTTGCAACTCCTTCATATCCATGCCACTTTCTAATCCTCTTGTAGCGAATGTATGCCTTAATTTGTGAGGGGAAAGTTCAGGTAAACCATTATCCTTCAATAATCTTTTAAGGCTCTTAGCAAAGCTACTAAAGCTTACAGGGAAACCATATACATTAGTGAATACTAAATTGTTTTTGTTATAATCTTTTCCAGCTTGAAGTTTTACTATATTTTGTTGCACCTTATGAGATTTTAGAAATTCCATAATCATTTCTAGTACAGGCATTATTCTATTACTTGTTTCTGTTTTTGTAGGATTAAATAATTCTCCATCTACCCTAGATAATGTTTTATTTACCTTTAACGTATTATTTTCAAAATCTACACAATCCCATGTTAAAGCTAATAATTCCCCAACTCTTAATCCTGTGGATATTAACATTAAGAAAGCTACTTGGTATTGATGCCCATCTATAGCATTGAGAAATTCAATTTGTTCCTCTTCTGTGAAAACAATTACCTCTTTTTTAGGTTTTCCCTTAGGTGGTTCTATATATTCACATGGGTTTTCAGGTATTAGTTTATTTATTTTTGCCCTTTTCATACACATATTAAATACAGTTTTAGTGTACTTTATAGTTCTTTCAGATAATCCTTTCATTTTATTGAAGGTTGCCTGGACTTGCTCTGGTCTTAAATCTTTTAGATATACATATCCTAGATGGGGAATTATGTATAAATCTAATTGTTGCTTATAGCTATTGAAGGTTTTAGTTGATACTGAATTTTCTTTGTAATCTCTTAACCAAGTTTCAATCCATTCTTCTACAGTTACCTTGGAAGGATCTATATAGGTGTTCATATTAATATCATTTAGTATCTTGGTTAATCTTTTAGATAGTTCGGTTCTAGATTTACTATATATAGACTTTCTAATAGGTTTACCCCTAGAATCTACACCGAGTGAGTATCTAGCTTCCCAAGTTCCATCTTTCCTTTGCCTTATGTTTCCTTCGCCTTGCCCTCTTACTTTTTTAGTTTTTTCAGACATAATATACCTCCCTTTTAAAACTTATGTTCTTTATTGATTTATATAAAAGAGCCAATTTAGGCTCTAGTATTGCAAAATATTAAGAAGTTTAAATAGAGCTATTCTATAATGTAGTTATCGTCTTAATATATAAATTAAAAACATTTCTAATAATGCGTTCTATCAATAAAAGTGATTTATTATTGCATAAATATCATCAAATAAAATGTTGCTGTTATTATTTTTGTTTATATCTCTTAAGAACATAGGATCATTTTTTAATACATCTAATCTGACTCTTGCAGCTTCTTTAGAAACATGATATCTATATGTAAGCCCTTTGATGCTCCACTTGTAATGTTCGAGCATATGGCTGTAAGGCATAAGTATTTCTCCTGCAACCATATCTGCTTCTTTATCTGAAACAAATTCCTCATAAGGAGTGAGTTCTCTTGAGTAATATTGTTCAAAATGCCCTAAAACTATATGTCCTATTTCATGAGCTAATGTAAATCTTTTTCTTTCAACCATGCCATAAGGTTCTATGCAAATTTGAAATTTCTTTTTACCGTTCTTATATTTAAATAGCGTGTATCCATCTTCACCGTAAAGATCTGCAAATAATAATTTCCAGTTGGGATTTGAATTAACTATTTCATTTACATTTATAGGCAGTTCTTTCAATGACGAATCTAAAGATTCGAAGAACCATCTACCGTGCAATTTTGCTCTTTCTAATCTCATATAGTAATCATTGTTTATAAGTGTAGATATTGCAATCTCCCCCTTTAGACTATTTACTCGTCATCTTCTTCTAAAAATGTTTTCATTATTTTCAACATCTGCTCCCTTGCTTCTGGTGATAATTCTTTGCTTGCACGCCTTAATACATATACTCCCTCTGGAAATTCTTCTTCTAACCCAACTATATTATCTTTATTGTTTGCATTGACTCCTGCTGTGTGTTTGTTTTCGCCCAATAAGATACTTACATGAATTCCTAAACTGTCAGCAATTAATTTTAAAGAATCCAAGCTAGGATTGTATCTATTTCTCTCCAAGTCAGCTAAATATGAACGTGATAAATTACTTTTTTCAGCTAATTCCTTTTGTGTAAAACCCCTCTCTTTTCTATATTTTTTAATATTCTCTCCTATAGTCATTTTTACCTACCTCCTAATGTCGTAACTACCGACTATATTCAGTATATCCGAATTTATACGGAAATACAATTCATAAAAAGACGGAAATACAAGAAAAAATGAGAAATAGGACGGAAATACAATATATACCTACATTATTCTAATTTTTTCACCGAATATCAAGTTATTTGATGTTTTACAATATGACGGACATACAATACAATATAGGCAAGAGGTGAGAAAAGTGGACAACAAAAAAATAATAGGACAAGCAATAAAAAATAAAAGAATTAAAAAAAAGAAAACACAGCTACAAGTATCAGAAGATACAGGAATATCAAGGAGTTATCTTTCTGATGTAGAAAATGGAAGATACATGCCTAGCGTGGAAATGTTAATTAAGCTAGCTTCGTACTTAGAATTGGATCTTAATTTTTTAAGCGAAATGACGGAAATACAATATTAAAAGGAGGAATACGAATGAATAATTTAATATTAAAAGGAAAAACAAAAGTAGAGGGTATGGAATTTAATCACATAGAAGGAGGTTTTGGAGAAGGTAAAAAATCAATGCTAGCGAAAGATATTGCTGAAATACACGGACAATCTCTAGGCGAAATAAATAGAAGGATAAACGATAACAGAAAAAGATTTAAAAGCAATGTAGATGTTATTGATTTAAAGGAAACTGAATTCGCTATGGCTTTAACCCATAACGGAATTTACACCCAAAATTCAATCAATGCAAGTAAAAACATTTATCTATTATCCGAAAGAGGATATTCAAAATTACTAAAGATATTAGAAGATGATTTTGCATGGGAGCAGTATGAAAAGATAGTAGATGGTTATTTTAATATGAGACAAGCTGTTAAAGAAAATTCAATGGATGTAGCAAGGTTAATAAATCAACAGGTAAATATAATTTTAGGCGAAGTTGATAATTTGAATGGTAGAGTTGAGGATTTAGAAAATAACATGACAATAGATTTCGGACAACAAAACATTTTACAAAATAAAGCTAAGTCAAGAGTGGTTAGTATTTTAGGCGGCATCAAGAGTCATTCTTACAGAGATAAAAGTCTAAGAGCAAAGTTTTTTAGTGCATTATGGAAGGATTACAAAGATTACTTTGAAGTAGCTAGTTATAGAGATACCGCAAACCTAGAGTTTAAAAAAGCAATGGATTATTTAGAGAATTGGCAAACTCAAGGGAAACTATTAAGAGAAATAGAAGAGTGCAATAGTCAAATAGATATTGAGGATGCTATTTAAATTATCGTTAATACGCTTCCTAGGAGGTGCAAACAGAAGCAGAAGATTAAAAGGAGGATTAATGATGAATGATTTACAAATTTTTAAAAACAATGAATTTGGAGAAATAAGAACAGTTTTGATTGAAGGCAAACCATATTTTGTAGGAATTGATATAGCTAGAGCATTAGGATATAGCAACCCTAGCAAGGCAATTATACAGCATTGCAAAGGGGTTACCAAAATGGGAATACCTTCGAAAGGCGGAATGCAAGAAACGAATGTTATTTCAGAAGGTGATATTTATAGATTAATAACCAAATCAGAGTTGCCATCAGCAGAGAAATTTGAAACTTGGGTATTTGATGAAGTTTTACCAACTATCAGGAAGCATGGAGCATATTTAACAGATGAAGTAATGGATCAGATACTAAGTAATCCAGATTTCGGAATTAAACTTCTTACAGAATTAAAAGCAGAAAGAGAAGAAAAGCAACAACTATTGCTAGTTAATCAAAAACAACAACAAATAATAGGAGAATTAAAACCCAAGGCAGATTATACAGATAAAATACTTAAAAACAAAGGATTGGTTACTATAACCCAAATAGCTAAAGATTATGGCATGAGTGGAGCTGAAATGAATAAGTTGTTACACCAATTAAAAGTACAGTACAAACAAAGTGATCAATGGCTTTTATATAAAGAACACCACGGGAAAGGATACACTCATTCAGAAACTATTGACATAGTTAGAAGTAACGGAAGACCAGATGTAAAGATGAATACTAAGTGGACTCAAAAAGGAAGATTGTTTTTATATGATTTGTTGAAAGAGAATGGTATATTGCCAACAATAGAAAAAACGGCTTAGGAGGTGCAAAATGTTAGAGGAAGATTTGAAAGATTATCCAGCTATATTAAACGTTGCTAATCTTGAAGAAATTCTTGGTGTATCTGAACACATAGTGAGAAGAATAGTTAACTCTAAAGGATTTCCTAAACTAGATAAATCTTTAGTTGGCAGAAGAATTTTAATACCTAAACTAGGGTTCATAAAATGGCTAGAAAGTCAATCCATGTTAGAGAGTGAATAAGAAATGAAAAGGAGTTGTCTAAATAATGAATATTAAAGAAATTTTAAAAGAAAACGGCTATGAAATTGTAACAGAAGTAGGAATGAAATATTTCAGACTTAAATTTACTGAAGAGAAACTACATGAAATGATGAAGGAAAAAGATTTATACGATTACGATATCACTGGAGTTTTTGATGTTAAGGTTGCTGAGATAGGTTTTAATGGATATGGAAATCTGTATATAGTACTTGATTCTCTAGGTGACGAACATTTTGAAGAAGGTGATTGTTTCGATGTCATAGGGGATGAAGGAGGGGAAAGATGATGTTAAACCTAATATGTTCCTTAATCTCTAAAATCGTTTTTAAGGGGTTTAATGGTACAAGCCTTATATTACCTCTAATAATACTAATATATGTTTACTATAAGCAGATAAAAGAGGTTAAAAGAGCTTTCACAGAAGTATTTAGAGGGGAGGTGTAGAAAATGAACAAACAAGTAAATCCAGATTTATATGATTTTATGAAAGAAAACGAAGTACATTTATGGCAACAACCATACACGAATGAAGGATTACAGATAAACCTCTTTTTAGGTCATTATGACATAGAGAGTTTTATAAAAAAAATAGGACGAGATTATTTTAGTTCCGAGAATGAAATCATGATTAATTTACAAGATTGCTGCATTGTAATAGATGTGTATGACATTATAGTAAATTATTTTGGACATAAAATTTCAGATTATAGCAGTTGTTTCCTAGAAGATGAATGGGAAGAATACAAAGATTTAATATTAGAAAGCGAGGGCGAGTAGTGGAAACATATTTCAGATTTAAACTAGCATTAGATTTAATTTCAATAGCAGTTACAGGAATGGCGATACTAGGCTTCGCAGTAGCTTATGTAATATCAAAGAATAAATAGGAGGTACAAGCATATGAAAACATGGGAAATGGTTAAAGAATTAACTGAAAATCCAGAGAAGAAATTTACGTATATTGGTGACGGAGAAATAGGTATGGTTGAAAATATTGGCGGGGCTATTTTAGTAACAGAAATAAATAGCAATCCAATAAATGGAACTTTGAAATTAAACTCATTTACTATGGGGCTAGATTGGCGAGAAGTAAAAGAACCTGTAAGTTTTATAGGGGCAGTTGGAGGTGAGATAATGAGCAGTGACAGAAGACAGTATAAAATCGCAGGAACAATAACACTAATGTTAGATGTAGATTATTTTCAAGATGAATTACCCAAATCAGATATTTTGCAACACTTTATTGCTAATGCTTTAAGTGGAAATGAAGAAATAAAAATAGTCAATTCTATGACTAACAGTATTCATATTAAAGATATGACTAGATAGGAGGTGTAGATGTGTTCAATATAACTAAAGTAAATAAAGAGTTAAGAAGTTCTGATTTTCTAAGCTGGTACAGAGAAGAAGATGCTGATTATATCTGTAACGGATATTTTATAATCAAAACAGATTTAACAAAAGAAGAAAACAGAAAAATACTAGGATTATTAGTTGAAAAATTTGGGACAATTCCTGAAAAGAATAAAGGATTAGAATTTAAACGTAATGAATTTATACAAACAGCTCCTGATTGGTTTAAGTTTATAGAAAAAAGACCAACAAAGGCTATAGAGGATACTTGCTTAGTAGAAATAGACAATGATGGAGAAAAGAGAATTTTCAAAGGTGAAGATTATATCTATATAAATATGAAATATTTTGAAATGATTGATAAAAATTTACCTGTAAAGTACGAAGGCGGCAAGAACCTTGAACCGATTAGTGCTGTTTACGAAGATGATTTACTCTTGATAATGCCTATTAAAATGCCTGAAAATAATAAATTTCTTGTAAAAAAAGAAAAAGACCTCTCTAGCTGCAACTAGAAAAGGTCAACAACATAAATAAAAACATTTAGGTAATTATATCACGAAAGGAGAAAAATGTAAATGGTTACACAAGTTACTCTAGTGAGAAAAGAAGATTTAGAAGTTTTACTAAGTAAGATTAAGTTCATTAAAACACGAATAGAACATGATGAATTAGCAACAGCTTTAAGTGAGATAAACGAGTTAATTACAATAGTGGAGAAAGGGTTGAGTAAGTAATGAGATTTGATAGATTAGAAAGAAGTCCATTAAGGCTAGTGAGGACGATTTATTTCAAGATTGTAGATGAAGATAAAACTTATTTCTTAATAGAGAAAGCTTTTACAAGTAAGTATGACGGAATGATTAAAGTGGATAAAATTACAGAGAAAGAATATAAAAAAGCAGTTCTTAAAAAAGAAAGAACGGAAGAAATAAATATCGAAGATGCAAGGTTAAATATTAAAAATTCAATTAAGGAGTTGTATGCAGATGTTAAATAAAAATACAGTTGTCATTGATTTAGATAGATATGATGAACTTGTAGAAGATAGGGAGTTTTATAGAGATAAAGTTAATGAATTAGAAAACATGTTGAAAAATAAAGTTTTATTGTCAATTGAAAATTTCAGTATAAACAGTAAAGATAATGATGGTTTTGAGCTATTGATAGATATTGAAGGAGTAAAGCAAATTATAAATTCTATAGGAGGATATTCTCTAGAAACCAAGTGGTCAGATCAAATAAAAATAGGTGCATATCAAATGAAGCTTATAAAGGAGGAAATATAGATGAATAAATTACAAGAATTAGAATTAGAAGAAATTGAAGACATTTTAGAAAGAGCAGAAGATGTTGAAAAGTTTAGTGACGAAAGATTTAAAATTAAAGACTTAGATGCTGCTAACTGGGCATTTAGAAAGCTAAAAGCTATAGATGAAAAAGCTAAAGAGATAACTGAACTAGCAGAGAAAGAAATAGAACGAATTCGTGAATGGAAGGAAAATGAATTAGAGCAAATAAACAAATCTAAGGAATTCTTCAATTTCTTATTAGTTGAATATTATATAGAGCAAAGAAAAGTAGATCCTAAATTCAAGCTAAGTACTCCTTACGGAAAGGTATCATCTAGAAAGCAACAACCTAAATGGAATTATGAAGATGAAAAGGTAATTGAAAGTCTAAAAGCTAAAGGGATAACTGATTTAATTAGAATTAAAGAGGAAATTGAGAAAACAGAATTTAAAAAATCAGTTGAAATATTAAATGATGTTGTTTCACTAGATGGAGTAATAGCAGAAGGAATTAAATTCAATGAAGATATTAAAGCTTTTATAGATATAGAAACTGGGGAGATTGATTCTTTTGCAGAAGATGGTGTTTCGGATTATCAGCATCATAAACAAGCAATAGTTTACAAAGGGCAAGTTATAGAGGGGATAACAGTAACAGAACAGCCTGACAGCGTCACAGTTAAGGTGGTGGAATAGATGGCAGGTATAGACGAAAGATTTATAGTTAAACTTCAAGGAAAAGATTTTGTAACTTACGAAGGGTTACTTGATTTAGCACATCAGAAAGGACTTAAATCTATTGAAGTAGTTTTAATTCAAATACCAACTAAAGAAAATGATATGACAGCTATATGTATGGCTACAGCTAAAACTGAAAATGAAATTTATACAGATATAGGGGATGCTGGACCTACATCAACAAATAGAATGATTGCACCTCATATAATACGAATGGCTTCCACAAGAGCAAAGGCGAGAGCATTAAGAGATTTAACAAATGTAGGTATGACAGCTATAGAGGAATTAGGAGAAAGCACAGAAGCGTCTAAGGTGGATAAAGAGCCTAAAAAGAAAGGAAAATTATCGGACAAGCAAATTCAAAGACTTTACGCGATAGCAAAGGTGGCAGGATATAATGTAGAGCAAGTTAATTTAGATGTAAAGAAGCAGTTGAATATAGAAGTATCAGAGCTATCAAAACAACAATACGATGCAATATGTGAAGTATATGAAAAACAGAAGAAATAGGGGCAGTTAAGTGCCCCTTGGAGGTGAAGTAGTGACAGAAGATAGGAATAGCAAAAGATATTACTGGTTAAAACTTAATGAAAATTTCTTTGAGAGAGAAGAAATAAAAGTAATTGAGAATATGCCAAATGGAAAAGATTATATTATTTTTTATATGAAATTGCTTTTAAAATCAGTTAGTACGGAAGGGAAGTTAATGTTTAGAGATATAATTCCATACACTCCTGAAATGTTGTCTAGTATCACAAGGACGGATATAGATACTGTTAGAGTAGCTACTGATTTATTTATAAAACTAGGGTTAATGGAGCTTTGGGATGATGGAGCGTTATTTATGGTAGAGACTCAAAATATGATAGGAAGCGAAACTGGATGGGCTAAAAAGAAAAGAATACAAAGACGAAAAGAGGACAATGTCTTACCTCAAAAAGACAATGTCCCTCTACTGTCTACAAATTGTCCGACAGAGAAAGAGATAGATATAGAGAAAGAGATAGATATAGAGAAAGATATAGATATAGATAAAGAACAAGAACAAAAAGAAGGTAGTTGTAGTTTTAAAGATGACAATTTTTCTAAAATCTCTATTGCTTTTCAACAAAATGGATTTGGAACTATGAGCTTAACTGTTAAGGAAATGTTAATGGCTTTACTAGATGATTATTCAGCAGAATGGATAATAGAAGCTATCAAGATAGCGGTAAAAAATAATAAAAGAAATCTCAAATATGTTGAAGGAATATTACAGAATTGGAGAAATCAAGGAGGTATGAAATTAGAAACGGATAAAAAAACCTCCACACCACCTATTAAAAAAACTAGATTTCATATGAAAGAGCAGAGAACAGATAATTACTCTAATGAGGAACTTGAAAGTGTGATGGAAAGAAAAAGGAGAGAAGCAAGAGAAAGGATGAAGGGAGAAAATGGAAACTAAAACTTGTACTAAGTGTAAAAGAGAATTACCTCTCACAGAAGAATATTTCTATATAGGAAACGGTGGATTTAGAAGTATGTGCAAGGATTGCTATAGACAATATGCTAGAGAAAAATATAGAAATAGAAACGGGAGTATTTCAAAAGAAAAGGGCAGACCAATAGTAGCTAAAGCAAGTGAAAAAGGAACTATGAAGTGCAGAGAGTGTGGAATAGAACTACCTTATACAAATGAATACTTCACTGCTCACAAATCATATAAAAGTGGATTATCTACTAGATGCAAAACGTGTGAAAGTGATTATCAACGAGAAAGATACTCTAGGAGAGTAGGGACAAAATATATCACAAAAGAAGAAAAGATAAAAGCAGAAGAGAAGAAATGCAAGGAGATATCTAAAAGATTAATGAATGAGAAGATTGAAGCAGGGCTAGATTTAAGCAAAATAAAACTAGCAAACGGGAAGAAGTACAAAATCTCAATAAAAAAGAACTGGAAAAAGAAATATGAACCTTTCTTTGAAGGGGTTATGATGCAAGATTGTAAAACTCATGTAACTTTTAAACATAAGTTAGGATATACTGAAAGCTTTTTAAAAACTGATTTCCTAATAGGAGATTACAAGGTCGAGGAAGTGAAATCATTTGATTAAATTAACAGAAAAACAATGTAAAAAGTGTAATAAAAAATTGCTAATAATAGAGCAATACAAAGATTTCACATATAAAGAAAAGGAAAAGTTTTTATACTGCTTAAAGTGTGAAAGGAGAACTAAAATTGACTCGTAAAGAATTATTAGAAATAGCTGATGAAGTAGTAAAAATATATTTTGATTGTAATTGTACAGTTGAAGAAGCTGTGAAGAAAGCTAAGGAGGTAAGCAGTTGAAGTTTATAGATTTGTTCGCAGGAATCGGAGGATTTCGACTAGGAATGAAAATGGCAGGACATGAATGTGTAGGTCATGTAGAAATAGATAAATTTGCTAACTATAGTTACACAGCTATGCATCTATTAGAAGATGAAGAGTTACTAGAATTACAACAAATTAAAAAATACAGGAAAGCTCAAAGATGGATAGAGTCAAAGATGAAAAACAGAGGTGAATATTATGCAAATGACATTAGACGTATTGAGCCACGAGAGTTACCTGAGGCAGATATCTGGTGTGGAGGGTTTCCTTGTCAAACTTTCTCCATTGCTGGGGCAAGGCGAGGATTTGAGGATATGCGAGGAACTCTTATCTTTGAAGTATTTAGGCTTGCAACTGAAAGAAAACCTAAAATTATTTTCCTTGAAAATGTTGCAGGACTACTCAACCATGACAGAGGAAGAACTTTCGCAACAATTCTTCATGGATTTTGGGAACTTGGGTATGATGTCGAGTGGCAACTGCTTAATTCTAAAGATTTCGGAGTTCCTCACAACAGAGAGAGGGTGTTCATTGTCGGATATTCTAGAGGAACAAGTAGACGAAAGTTATTTCCTATCACAAGAGCAAGCGAACAAACTCTTATGCAAATCATAGGAGGAAGCCAAGGAAAAAGAGTGTATGATATCAACGGATTGAGTTGTACATTGGCTGGTGAAGCAGGAGGACAAGGGGCAAAAACAGGATTATATTTAATTGGGAAAGATGGAAAAAAGAAAAATAAAGATTATTACAGTTGTTTAACTGGTGGAGGAAATAGTGGAGGGAATCATTCTGATATGGATTTAATTGTACAAGCAGTATTAACTCCTGATCGATTAGAAAAAAGACAAAATGGCAGAAGGTTTAAAGAAGATGAAGAACCGATGTTTACTTTAACAGCACAGGATAGACACGGGGTGATGATAAGTGAAGCTACTAAAAAAGGTTATGACATAGCAATAGAAGGAGATTCAATTAACTTAGCAGTACCTGGAAGTAAGACGAGAAGGGGCAGAGTAGAAAAAGGAGTAGCTAATACACTAGATGCAAACTGTAATCAAGGAGTATTAAACGGAACTAAAATAAGAAGATTAACTCCTAGAGAATGTTTTAGACTCCAAGGATTTCCTGATGAATATTTTGATAGAGCAAGAAAAGTTAATTCGGATTCACAACTATATAAACAAGCAGGCAATAGTGTAACTGTAAATGTAATATATGAGATTGCTAAGAGATTGTAGAGGTGAATTCATAAGTAAAGAAGAATATATGCAAATATATGTTTTAGGAGGTAATTAAATGAAAATACAAATAGATAATAAATATCAAATATCAAGCGATAGCATGAACTATATCTTACAAGAGAAAAAACAGACTGTGAGTGACGAGGGAGAAGAAAAAAACTATGTAGTCAACGTTGGCTACTATTCTACAATTACAAACGCACTACAAGGCTACAAAGAGTTACAGATAAGAAATTCAGACGTAACAACTATAGATAAATTAATGAAGTTAATAAAAGAATTAGATAAAAAGATAGAAACTTTGCTAGGAGGTAATTAAATGTTAAGAGCATGGAGAAGATGGAGAAACAATACAAATTTAAGTGACGGAACATTCTTGAAATTATATATGTGGGACAGGATTTTAATTAAACCTAAAAGGAGATTAAGAAGATGGCTAAGAAAATAAATTCTAAAGCAAAAGGAGCAGCAGGAGAAAGAGAATGGGCAAAGTTTTGCAGAGAACAAGGCTTTGAAGATGCTAGGAGAGGTCAACAATACAGTGGAATAGAGGGCGAAGATGTGGTCGGACTTCCTGGAATACATCAAGAGGTTAAAAGAGTAGAAAGGTTGAACGTGAGTGATGCAGTAAGACAAGCTATAAGAGATAAAGCAGAGGAAGATATACCTATAGTAGCACATAGGAAAAATCGTGAAGAATGGCTAGTGACAATGAGGGCGGAGGACTGGTTTAAGTTATATAAGGCATTCGTAAAGCAAGTATCAATAAAACCTTATGACATTACCAAGTGCTATGATGGTGAAAAAGTTGGAAATTGTGAATGCAGATACGAATGTCTAGAACATCAAGATTATTGTCCTAGATGCGGTCAAAGACTAGATTGGGGGTGTGAAATATAATGTATTTTCTATTATTAATTTGTTCGGCAGCTTTAACGTTAAAAGCATATTATATAGCTCAAGAAGATAATTTCTTTCTGTTTATAGCGTTCATATTTATATCAAATGTATTTGAGGTTATAGCTAGACACATAGAAAAGGAGGTATAAAATTGGATGAAAAACTACAAGTGGTAGAAATAATTGAATTTAAGACCTTCAAGGAAAAGATAGACATAACAAAAGAATATGATAGAAAAGCAAAGATGGAGATTATAGATAATAAGTATGTATATGTAGAAAGGGTGGAGGTGGAGTAATTGGCTACTAAGGCAACAGAAGTAGAAAGGGAGCCTTTCGAATACTTTGACATTGCATTTCTAGGTTACAATGCCAAGCTAACCAACTATGGATTTAGACAGTTTTTAGAAAATAATAGAGAACAAATTAGAGCTGTATATTTTGAAAGTTTAATAATTATCTTAAAAGATGGTACAAGACTAAAGGCTATTCCAATAGTAGATGTTAGGCATTTAGGAGGTTATAGGTTCGACCAATTAATCCTATTCGATGATGAAAGATGGCTTATAGAGTGGAAGAGGTCAGAAGATATAAGAATAATCAAAGCGCTAACAATGCAATTGTCAAATGTTCCAGAGGAATTTCAAATATTGAAATATGAAGATATTAGATAGGGGGTCAAGATAGTGAAAAGAGAGGAATTATTAAAGATAGCAAAGCCGATTTTATTCAATACTGAAATGGTACAGGCGATACTGGAAGGTAGAAAAACTGTGACAAGAAGAGTTGTAAAACTGGATTTAGGATTAGCTGATACAGATAAGCATGATAGTAGTTGGTTAAAGATACCTGACGAATACGGAGATTATCATGATGCTAAAGATTTATGTAGATACAAAGTAGGAGATATTCTCTATATTAGAGAAACGTGGAGCTTTATTTCTTGTGATGAATGTATAGAAAATGAAATTCACAGAGATTTTACTCCTGGTTGCAATATATCTGACGAAAGAAAAGACTCTTATAAAGGCAAATATGGTTGCTTTGTCTATAGAACAAATTATGGCACTACAGAAGATGATACGTTTCCGCCATCGATGTTTAAATGGAAACCTTCAATCCATATGCCAAAGAAGATAGCAAGAATATTTTTAAAAGTAACAGATATAAGGGTTGAAAGGTTGAAAGACATAACAGTAGGAGATATAGAAAATGAAGGTTACCCTGGTGAAATAGATTTTTCTACTATGCCTGTTGCAATGCAAGGAATTATGTTTGAATGGTGGGCTAGTACATGGAACTCTACAATAAAGAAACAAGACCTTGATAAATACGGTTGGAAAGCAAATCCTTGGGTGTGGGTTATAGAATTTGAAAGGGTGGAGGTAAGACGATGAACTTAGAAAAATTATATAAACTGCAAGAAAAACTGGACAATCATATACTAGAAAATGAGAAAAAAAGAACAGGCAAGGAAATAGACAAAGATTTATTACTAGATCAGACGATTTTAGCTTTATTAGTCGAAGTAGGAGAGTTAGCCAACGAAACAAGATGCTTTAAACATTGGAGCACGAAAGGGCCCAATGATAGACAAGCTATTAGATGTGAAACATGCGACGGAACAGGAGATTCAAATTATCACATGATAATGGAAGCGGCAGAAAGCAATATGAAACATCTGTATATAGAGTGTGAAGAGTGCGAAGGGACTGGGATAATAGGATACGAAAATCCCATACTAGAGGAACTGGCAGATGTATGGCACTTTTATCTAAGTATAGGGAATCAAATAGGTGAAAAGATTGAACTGCCAAATATAGGGTTTGAAACAGAATATAAATGTAATAAAGCAAAAATAAACACCTTCTTGCAACTATATATCTATATATCAAGACTTGCAGAAACATCACTTGATTGCATTTATAGAGATGATGCATATATAAATATAGGTTACTGGCTGATTATGCTAAGAAGTGCATTGGGGTTTACAGATAAAGAAATCGAACAAGCTTATCTAAAGAAACATGAAGAGAATTATAAAAGACAAAGAGAAGGATATTAGGATGAAATTCTCTAAGTGCTTATTTCAAAAGGTAGCAGATAAAAATACAAAAAGGTTATTTTCTAAATATATAGATGAAATGGATGGAAGAGAGGTTACCTTCACATACAATAAAAAATACGGAGAAGTTACATTAAATGATGGTGATTATATATATCCAGTTCACAGAGAATGGTGCGTGGAGGAACAATTAGAATTAAATACAGAACGGGAGGATTAATATGAGGGATAAAGAAAAACTTAAACTAAAAATAAATGAATTTATAAATCAAGCAGTAGATAAAGCAGATGAAGATGATAAACTAGATTATTTTAATATAGAGATCAATAACCATAACGGAACGTTACAGATGAATATTAGTATGAGATATAGAGAGAAGGTGTACTAGACGAATAATGTTATTCATGTGAAATAGAAAGGAGATTTTAATTATGGGTTATAGATGGGTTGAGTTTGAAGTTACAAAAGATATCTATTGGGATAATTGGGGCAAAATAGTTAAAGTTTTTTCCAAAGGGCAAGTATGCAAAGGGCAACTTTATACAGGTGGTAGCGTGATTGCTGAAAGTCCTTATTATAAAGACATATCGGATAGTGTAGATTTGGATTGTATTAAGATATTGGAGGATGAAAATGAAAAATAAAGCATCTATTGAAATATTAATGGATATACAAAGTGATTGGGAAGATGGGGTTGAATATGAAGCGTTTAACGTAGCTATAGATGCAATAAGCAAGCAAATACCCAGAAAGACAATAAACCATATGCTCGGAGATTATAGTACAATACACTATTGCCAAAGATGCGATTCTGCTGTGAGCAAACAAGATAATTATTGTAAAATATGTGGACAAAAAATAGATTGGAATTAATAAATATAGATATGTAATAAGAAAGGGAGAATAAAAATGGATAATATCAAAGTATATAAAATGAATGATTGTGATTTTGTAGCAACAAATCTATCTAAAGAAGCAACTCACGAATGGTACAAAAATCTATATGGATTTAACGATGAAGATTATTCGATTGAGGATGTAGAGGAATGCAACATTAAAGAAAATGGAGTATATGATGAAGTTTCTTTAGAGGAAGCACATAAATTACTAGATGAGTTGTATCACACAGGAAAAGTTAATAATAGCAAAAGATTAGAGTTTAGAGAAGTTTCTATCCTTACTGTATACACTTCATTCGAAGAAGTTTTGAAAGAGTATAAAGAAATCAAAAAGCCATTTATTATAGCAAGTACGGAGTATTAACAACTAAATAAAAGTCCTACTATACAGATAGCGGATTACTAAATTAACTCTTATGAGTGTAGTTTAGTGTCCGCTTTTTTATTCAAGGGGGGAAGAAGATGCAATACTTCTCGCAAATAACAGGAATAAGAGAAACAGAAAAAGGAACAGACTTGATTCTTCACATTCCAAAAGAATTAGTAAGAACTAAAATAATGAAATATAGAAACAATAACATAATCAATGCAGAGATAAGGATAGATGATAATAGAACTATAACAGTGGAGCAGAGAAAGAAAATATTCGCAACTATAAAAGATATATCATTCTATACAGGAGATCATCCTGAGGAACTAAGGGCATGGTTACTATACGATTACTGTATAAGTACAGGAGAAATACCCTTTTCATTAAGTAGCTGTAGCATAAGCCAAGCAAGGGAATTTATTAATTTTATAATAGACTTTATATTAAAAGAAAACATACCTATCTCAGATATGGCACTCAATAGAACAGATGATATTGATAGATATCTATGGGGGTGTATCAAGTATAAAAAATGTGCTATATGTGGAAGAAAAGGAGAAACACATCATTGGGATGCAATAGGTATGGGAAATGATAGAGAAACATTAGATGATAGCAATCTAAGAAAGATACAACTATGTAGAGAACATCACACGGAAGCTCATGTGATAGGCAGAGATACATTCGGAAGCAAGTATCACGTATATGGAATTATGTATAAGGAGGAATAGAATATGAGTAACATGTACAGTAGAGTAGAAGGAATGTTATATAATCACTATAAAAGAAAAAAGAGAATAGATAGCTTAAAGAGTAGATTAATTAGAATAGAAAATAGAATAGAAAGGCTAAGAAGAGATATAAAAGAATGCAATATAGATTTAGAAGATACTATGAAGGCTATAGATTATTCTAAAGATGCAATACAAAGTGGAGGTGTCGCATCAAATATAGAAAGAGAATTAGAAAGAGCAGTAGATAACATACTTAGAGAAATACAATATAATATAAAAGATAAATACAAAACTAAAAGCAAGATAGCAAGTTTAGAGAAACAAATAGAAAATATAGAATTGTTACTAGAAAAATTAACGGATGAAGAATTACAGATAATAGAATTGAAGTATGCAGAAAAGAAAAATTATAGGATCATGGAGTCCTTAATTCCTATGGGTAAAAGCACAATACAAAGGAAACATCAAGAGATTATGTGTTACCTAATAGATGAAATCAAATAGTAAATAAAATCAAAGGGGTTGGGACAAAACTGGGACAAGGATGGGACAAAACAGATAAGACAATATGATAATATAGTAGTATGAACATCTTTAAAATGAGATGTGTCAAATATGCGAACTCCACTCGCAACTAATCTAATTAATTGTTAAGAAAAGGATTTACAAAAGGCTACTCTGGACAAGTAGCCTTTACATATCAAAATATAGGCGGCTGGAAGTTTATCCTAGGTGCGTAAGACCATGAGAAATGGCAGCTTAAAGTCTAGTGCTAATAAGTGAACGGTCAAAGGTTCTGCCTATAAAACATTATATGAAAGGATTTCCCTAATACGGAGATCCTTTTTTAGTACATAAAAGTAGGTGAGATAATGAGAAAAGTAATTGAATATGAAGATATAGAATGTCAAGAATGCTGCATATCTTGTGAAAAGGATGCTAATATATGCGAATACAGAAAGCAAAGAGATAGAGCGATAAGAAGAAAAATATACAAAGCAAAAAAAGGAACAGAAAGGCAAGGAGGGAAAATCATGACTATAGGAGAATATATAAAACAAACTGATAGAGATACATACTATAAATTAATAAATATGTTTAAGGTAAAAGAACCTAAGAAGAAAATAAAGCTAGGCGACTCTATAGAAAATCTTATGAAGTCAGATAGTTATGCTAGAAGGGGAAGAAGATTGAAGCAAAGGAGTTGGGGATAACGTGTATGCTATTAGAAATAAAATAACTGAGCAATGGGTTTATGGAACAGATTATAGATATAACCCTCCACATCAAAGAATTTCGAATAGACAAGCATTAACATTTGAAGATAGAAAAGAAGCAGAATATCAATTCAACAAAAGGAGATGTGGGAGAGATTACAAAATAGTCAAGGTAGAATTAAAAGCAATTGAGTAAAAATAGTTTTATCCCAACGGTGAGAGACTAGCATTTAATGTGTAAAAGTAGCCATTCTTAAAACTGGGGATAAAAAGTTATATTAATGCCAAGCGTATAAGTGAATAAAAATGTGCAGAATAGTATAGACCATAATAGGTCTATTTTTTAATACAAAGATTTAGAAGGGACTCCTTGCAGGGTATGCTCCTGCTCCTTCTAAATAATTAAGGGGGAACAGAAGAATGAACAATTTAGTTACAATCAAGAAGAATGATATATTTACAGACAGTTTAGTTATAGCAGAAGGTACAGGATACGAACATCATACAATTACTAGAAAGATAAGAGATTACTTTGAAGATTTTGAGGAATTAGGAAAGGTTGGATACCACAACCAACCTATGCCAAGTGGACAAACTCAAAAGATTTATCTTTTAAATGAACCTCAAGCATCTTACTTAATAACTCTTCTAGAAAATAATCATGTAGTAAGAAAGTTTAAATTAGCATTAGTAAAAGAATTCTACCGCATGAGACAATTTATTCTAGAAAAACAATCAGCAGAATGGCAACAATCAAGATTAACAGGAAAGCAAGCAAGAAAAGACGAAACAGACATGATATTAACTAAGTTAATTCCCTTAGCAGAATCGCAAGGTAGTAAAAATGCGGGAAAGCTATACAAGGTTTACTCTAGATTAGTCAACATGACATTAAATATAGAAGCAGGGCAGAGAGATAATTTACCTTTATCATATATAGATGCTATTAGATTTCTAGAAAGAGCAATAGAAAACATAATCTCTATAGAAGTAGACAAAGGGACTCATTATAAAGAAATATATCAAATATGTAAGGCTAAATGCAATATCATTAAAGAATTAGCTTTCTTACCTTCATTAAAACAAATAGCATAAAATATACATTCTTAAAATTAGGTAAAACTGAAACGAGGTGGTGATGTGACTAAGAAAAGAAGAAATGTAACATATAAAGATTGGATAACAGAAGAGGGATTAATAAAGATAGAAGGATGGGCAAGAGATGGTCTTGTAAATGAACAAATAGCTGATGAAATAGGAATACATCCATCTACTTTATATGATTGGCAAAAGAAATATCCCGAGATAGCCGAGGTCTTAAAAAGGGGTAAAGATGTAATAGATAGGAAAGTAGAAAACGCTTTACTTAAAAGGGCATTAGGTTATAAATATGAAGAAATTACTTATGAAAAAACAGAAGTGATGGGAATAGATGAGGTTGGTAATATGGATATGATTCCTGGAACTAAAATAAAAACAGTAATCAAAGAAGTGATTCCGGATACTACAGCACAGATATTCTGGCTAAAGAATAGAAAGCCAGAACAATGGAGAGATAAGAGGGATATTGATGTAAAGGGGAATATGGAAATAAATAATCCATATGAGGGACTTACAAAAGAGCAATTATTAAAATTAGCTAGTGATGAAGAATGAAGATAGATAAGAAATTAATAAAATTAGGGGCAAAGATAGAACTTGCAAGACGTGAGTTCTTTTTTTATTGCAATTTAAAGGCACCTGATTTTTATAAACATGATAGAAAATACTTAGTTGATTTATGTAATGAGTTCCAAGACTTCTATGAAAGTGATGACGAGGTGTTAATTGTAAATGAACCTCCCCGTCATGGTAAGAGTAGAACAGCAGGACTATTTGTTGAATGGGTACTTGGAAAGAATCAAAATGAAAAGATAATGACAGGATCCTATAATGAAACCTTATCAACCATGTTTTCTAAGAATGTAAGGAATTCTATTCAGGAGGAAAAGGCAGATAAATATAAACCTGTTTTTACTGATGTGTTTCCAGGGGTAGCAATTAAACATGGTGATGGAGCAATGAATCTATGGTCTTTGGAAGGTGGATACAATAACTATCTAGCAACTTCTCCGACTGGTACAGCTACAGGGTTTGGGTGTTCTCTAATGATTATAGATGATTTAATTAAAAATGCAGAAGAAGCCTACAATGAAGCGGTACTGGAAAAGCATTGGGATTGGTTTACTAATACTATGTTATCCAGACTTGAAGAAGGCGGAAAGATAATTATTATAATGACTAGGTGGGCAAGCGGTGACTTAGCTGGTAGGGCTTTAGATTATTATAAAGAGCAAGGAATAAAAGTTAGGCATATAAGCATGAAAGCGTTAATTGATGAAAAGAAAAAACAAATGCTATGCCCAGAAGTATTAAGTTATAGAAGCTATAAAAATAAAGTGAAGGCAATGGGGGCAGATATAGCAAGTGCAAACTATCAACAAGAGCCTATAGACATGAAAGGTAGATTGTATAGTTCATTTAAGACATATACAGATATCCCTAGAGATAAAAATGGTAGCCCATTATTTACACGTATAGGAGCTTATATAGATACAGCAGATGAAGGAGCAGATTATTTATGTGTAATCGTATATGGAGTATATAACAATGAAGCATATATATTAGATGTTTACTATACGAAAGAACCTATGGAGATTACAGAACCAAATACAGCTGAAATATTATATAAAAACAATGTAAATGTAGCAGACATAGAGTCTAATAATGGTGGTAGGGGTTTTGCTAGAGCAGTCGAAAGGATACTCAAAGAAAAATACAACAGTAATAAAACTATAATCAAATGGTTCCATCAAAGCAAAAATAAGCAAGCAAGAATATTATCTAACTCCACATGGGTTATGGATCATATATATTATCCTGTAAATTGGAGAGACAAGTGGTCTGAATACTATAAAGCTATGACAACTTATCAAAGAGAAGGTAAAAATAAACATGATGATGCCCCAGATGCAACTACAGGGGTAGCCGAAACTATAAATGACGTTAAAAAAGTAAAATCAGTAAGCAAAAAATCATTAGGAATATAATCATTAGTCACAAAACATTAATTTTATGACTAATAAAAGAGGTGATTAGATGGAAGAAAACGGAAAATGGGTAACAATAGGTGGGGATAATCTAAATACAAGGGCAAAACCTATTTATTTAGATGATAATCCTACTCCTGAATTAATAAATAAGTTAATAGAAAATCACACACAAAAAAACTTGCCCAGATATAGAATGTTACAGAATTATTATGAAGGATATAATGACATCCTAAAAAGAACTAAAGAAGATAAAACTAAACCTAATAACAAAATAGTAAGTGGATACCCAAGTTACATCGTAGATTTGATGCAAGGCTATTTTATAGGCAAACCAGTAACATATACAAGTTCTAATAAAGACTTAATAGAAGATATTCAAGATATATTTAATTACAATGACGAGCAAGACGAAAATTCAGAAATAGCTAAGATGTGTGGAATCAAAGGTAGAGCCTATGAGATAGTTTATGTTGATGAAGATGCAAGAATTAGATTTAATGAGTTGGATGCAGATAATGTGATCATGATATATGATACAAAAATTAATCCTGAACCTAACTTTGCTATTAGATATTACTATTCAAGTGATATTTATGGAGATAATGGTAAACTTAATGCAGTAGTATATACAAAAGATAAAATATATTATTATTTACAAGGCGAGAATGGATTGGTGTTAGAAAAAGAAGAAGATCATTATTTCCAAGAAGTACCTATAATAGAATTCTTAAATAATGATGAAGGCATAGGAGATTTTGAAAGAGTGTTATCTCTAATAGATGCTTATGACTTAACACAATCGGATACTGCTAATGATTTTGAAGAATTTACAGATGCTTTTCTTTGCTTAGTAAACCTTGGTGCAACAGAAAAAGAAGATCTACAGAAATTAAAAGAAGATAAAGTATTATTGCTAGACGAGCATGGACAGGCAAGCTGGTTGATTAAGAATATTAATGATACAGCTCTACAAAATTACAAAGATAGGTTGAATAACGATATTCATAAATTCTCAAAGATACCTGATATATCTGATGAAAAATTTATGGGCAACACCAGTGGAGAATCTATGAAATATAAATTATTAGCATTAGATCAAGTTATAGCAGCTAAACAGAGAAAGTTTAAAAGAGCATTACAGAAAAGACTAGAATTAATATGTAATTATTTAGCAATAAAAGATAAGGTTTACGATTATAGAGATATAGATATAAACTTTACAGTGAATAAACCTGTAAACGAAAAAGAAATGGTAGAAATGGCTATACAAATGAAAGGTATCACAAGTCTTACAACTGCATTGGCGAAAGTACCTGGGGTAGATGATGTAGAGCTAGAACTAGAGAAAATTGAAAAGGAAAAAGGAGCATATACAGAAGAAATTGATCTAGACAACATAGGTGATGAAGATGAAGCTAGATAAAGAATTCCTAAAATTACAAAAGGAAGTAGATAGACTAATTAAAACAGGAGAAAAAGATATAGCTAGAAATTATAAGAAATCTCTAAATCAGTTAAGGTTATATGTAGCTGAATTATACGAGAAATATTCAATAGCAGGACAGCTTACTTTCTATGAATTATCTAAATATAACAGACTTTCCAAAATGGATAAAGAAGTAATAAAAATAGTGTCAGAATTATATAAAGGTAATAATCAAGCTATTAGAGGAACTTTAAAGGGTATTGTAGAAGATACTTATACAAATACATTAGATATAATTAATAATGCAACTGGAAGGAGAATAAAAGGTATAATTAAACCTATTGATGTAACCAAGGCTATTAATTCTGAAATGGCAGGATTGAAATGGACTGAAAGAATGAATTATCACAGAAATACAGCTATATATGAAATACAGAAGGAAATAAAGCAAGGGTTGACACAAGGGGATACTTACTCCACTATGGCAAAGAGGTTAAAGAAAAAACTAGAAACAGATATCAATAAAGCTAATACTATAGTTAGGACAGAAGGACATAGAGTCCATGCACAAGCTAAAGTAGATAGTTTGGATGATATAGTAAAACAAGGAGTAAGAATGACTAAGACTTGGATTACATCTAAGGACGAAAGAGTGAGAGGGCAAAAACCAAGTGACACTATGAACCATACAGACATGGATGGAGTTACTATACCTTATGAGGAAGACTTTGTACTACCTGATGGAAGTGCTGGCAAGGCTCCTGGATTAATAACGCAAGGAAATACTTATAACAACATCAACTGTAGATGTATTATTGTTATAGATATAGTTAAAGATTAAGATATTAGTCACAAAATCACTCTTTTATGACTAATAAGGTGGTGAATAAATGATAGAAGTTAAATTATACAAGAATGATATGGGGAATTATCATAGGTATGAAGTGGAAGGACATGCTGGATACGCAGAATATGGGAAAGATATAGTGTGTGCTGGGGTATCTGCTATAACTCAATCGGCATTATTAACTCTAGAAAGAATATGTATAAATGCAAGAAGTGGATATGATGAAAAAAGAAATTACTTATATGTAACAGTTCCTTTTTACCAGATAACAAGGAAAGAGGTGCAGGCTATATTTAGCCTATTAGAGCTAGGGATTAAATCTATCGAGATGGCAGTTCCTAAAAATGTAAAATTAGAAATAATAGAAAGAAATGAGCCGTTTGCTGAATATGTTAGAAATAGCAATAAGGAGGAATAAAAATGGAATACACAAGGTCAATAGGAGATATTCAAGAAACCTTTAAAGGAACTCCTGAAGAGATAGCAGAATTAATAATGAGGATGCCTGAAACAGTAGAGTTGCAAAATGTTAAAATGGTAGATACTGATGAAATAATAAGTGGGATAGACAAAAGGAAAAAAAGAATTAAATTAAGAATTTAAACACCTTAATAGGTGTATTTTTTATATTCAATTTTAAGGAGGAATAGATTATGCTTACACCAAATTCAACTTTAAGGGGCGTTAGCAACTTAAAGGGGATACCAAGAATGAATTTACAATTATTTGCTAATGGAGAAAATACAGATAATACTGATACTCAAAACACGGATAATAAGGATAATCAAGAAATAAAGACTTATTCTCAAGAGGAACTAGATAAATTATTACAATCTGAAACAGATAAAAGAGTTACAGAAGCTTTAAAAACTACTAGAGCCAAATGGGAAGAAGAATTCAAAGAAAAGCTTGAAAAGGAAAAGAAGGAAGCTGAAAGACTATCTAAGTTATCTGCTGATGAAAAGGAAAAAGAATTATTAAAACAGCAACAAGAGCAATTAGCAGAGAAGGAAAGAGCTATTCAATTAAGAGAGTTGCAACTAGATACTATAAATGTATTAGCAGAAGAAAAACTTCCAGTGGGGTTTGCTGAATTCCTTATAAAAGATAATGCGGAAACCACAAATGAAAATATAAAGAAGTTTAAAAAAGAATGGCAGGATGCACTTTCTAAAGCGGTAGATGAAAAAATCAAAGGCACATCACCGAGACTGCCTGAAAGCAAGGTGGAAAGTAATCAAGTTACTGATTTTATGAAGTTGGCAAATGAAGCAAGTATAAGAAAATAGGAGGAATAGATAATGACTATTAAAAAGAACAGAATGAAAATGAACCTACAATTATTCGCACAAACTTTTAATCCAGATAATGTTTTATTAATGGATGCAAAGACTGGAAAAGTACCAGCAGAACAAGGTACATTAGTATTAAAGGAGTTTATGACCAATTCAGTAGTGGCGCAATTGGCAAAGCCTGAACCTATGACTAAACCAGTAAAAGAGTTTACTTACTTAGCAGAAGGTCCAGGGGCTTACTGGATTTCAGAGACTGAAAGAATTCAAACGTCAAAGGCTAAATGGTTAACAGCTAAGATAGAAGCTAAGAAATTAGGAGTTATTATACCAGTATCCAAGGAGTTTTTAAAATACACTGTTACTGACTTCTTTAATCAAATGAGACCAGCTATAGCTGAAGCTTTCTATACTAAGTTTGACCAAGCTGCTTTATTTGGGGTTAATTCTCCTTATGCAGTAGAAACGTCGGTATGGGAAAAGATAACTAAGAGTGGTAACAAGGTAGAGCAAGGTTCAACAGCTAATCTTTATACAGACTTAAACGCATTACTTGCATTAGTAGAAGATGGAGATAATGATCCAAACGGATTTACTACTACTAAGAAGTTCAGAAAAGATTTAAGAGGTGCAGTAGATGATAGAAATCTTCCAATTTTCAATGATGCAAGACAGGGAGAAACTTCCCAGGCTTTAGGACTACCTATAGGATATGCTAATGGTAAGTCATGGGATTATACCAAGGCTAACTTAATTACAGCTGATTGGGACTATGCTAGATATGGAGTATTACAAGGAATTGAATATTCAATATCAGAAGATGCTACTTTAACTACTATAGTAGATGAAGAAGGTAATCCAATCAATTTATTTGAGAGAGATATGTTTGCTTTAAGAGCAACCATGTATATTGGATTTATGACATTAAAAGAAGATGCTTTTGCAGCATTAATACCAAAAGTAGGATCATAAGAGAGGGAGAAATCCTTCTCTTATTTATTTTAGGAGGGATAAAATGAAGATAGTAAAAGGAAATCGCATATTAGATGTTACTGAAAAGGCTTATAGAGTTGTTTATAAAGATTTAGGATACAGTCCTTTAGAAGATAGTACACAAGAAGAAAATGACAATGCAGAAGGTTTCGTATCAACCGAAGATGACAATACAGACGAAGTTGAAATAGAAGAAAAAGATTTTATTTTTAAAGTAGGTATAGACGATATATCTAAAGATAAAATCATTGAAATATTAAAACAGAAAGACATAGATCATAACCCTAGAGATAAGAAGGAAGTTTTATATAATCTTATGATTGAAGGTGAATAAAATGACTGAAATAGAAGTGAAGCAAGCCTATCTTGAATGGATAGAGGATTATACAAATAATAAATTTGATAAAGACAACCTTCCAGGAGGGGTAAAGTTAGCTTTAGATAATTTAGTTGAGTTGGATCCGTTAAGCTTTAATGTGGTATCAGAAAAATTATCAGACATGAGTCAAACTTTCACCAACGATGGCAATATTCCTAAATTTATTTATAATTGGATAAATCCTTATAAGAGGTTGAAATCGCTATGATTATACATGATGAAACAAGTGTACCTGATTTTTTAAAGATGCTAGATGATTTAACCTCCACACACTTAGAGATAGGTGTATTTGGTGAAGATGATAGTGAAATATTAATGATAGCAAATGTAAATGAGTTTGGTTGTCAAATAGAAGTTACAGAAAAAATGAGGAACTACCTTAGAGCTATAGGATTACCACTTAAAAACGATACTAAATATATCAATATACCTGAAAGAAGCTTTATTCGTGGAGGATACCAGGAGAATAAAAACAAAATCATAGATAATGCAGAGGTTTTGCTGGAGAAGGTAATTAACCTACAATTTCCAGTAGAAACATTCTTTGAAACTTTAGGAGAATATATTGTTGGACTAATACAGCAATATTTAACAGATTTAAGAACTCCTAAAAACCATCCATTTACAATAGCAAAAAAAGGCAGTAGCAACCCTTTAATTGATACTGGCAGGCTAAGGCAATCAATCACCTATAAGGTGGTGAAAAATTAATGCATAACTTCAAAAGATTAGTATCTAAATATAGCAAGGTTCCAGCGTTTATAATTAAAGAAACAGAAGGATATCGTGACCCTAATCAAGGTGGGATATGGGTACCTGGAAAGATAGAAGAAATATTAATAGAAAATGGAGCAGTAGTACCTTTGTCGAATGAAGATTTAAAGTTTGATGAAGGTGGGACATATGGTGTTGAAGATAGAAAGTTATATTGCTATCAAGACATAGATAAAGGGATAAAGGTTAAACATAAAGAAAAGATTTACACAGTATTAGAGAAGAAAGATTACACAGACTTTGATGAGGAATTAAGGATTTACTATATAAAGCGTGGTGATAGCAATTAAAGAGATAAGAAACGCAATAGTAAAAGGATTGTATGAGTATTTAGGATTAATTCCTATACCTATAGAAGATGTACAAGGGAAAGAACCTTATCCTTACATTACCTATAATTTTATTAGCCCTTATACTCAATTTAGAGGTCAGGGGAACTATCAAAGGGATTTAGTACCATCTAATGATGAAAGATTTGAATTAGACGTAGAAGAAACATTAGAATTGCAACCACAAGCTACTGTATCCATTAATACTTATTCAAAGGACAAGTTAGAAGCCCAAGAATTGGCTAAAAAAGCTATGGATTGGTTTAAACACGTAGGTTGGCAATATCTATACGATAATAATATTGTAGTTGTCAGTATAGAAGCATTTGGAGATAGAACTATTCATATTGTAGACTACTATGAAAATAGAATAGGGTTTGACGTAATCATAAGGTTTACAGATGAAATAAAGAGAAGAATTGAAACAATAGAAATATATGACATAAACACAGTAATTGAATAGGAGGTTTTACAATGATTAAGGATTTCGTTGTTAATGTATCTAATCTTACTCAAGGGGTATCAGAGCAAGGGTTTGGATTAATATTAATATTTGACAATGAACATGAATTACCTTATACACTTATAAGTAATCCGTCTGAATTAATTCCTAAAGAACCAACGGAAGGAAGTATTACAGTAGATTCTAAAGTGTATAAAATAGCACAAAAAATATTTATGCACACTCCAAGACCACAAGAAGTGGCAATATTTGGAAAGATTACAGAAGATGCAAGCGAAATTGAAACAGCTTTAAATGGTTTAATTAATAATCAAAATAGCGATTGGTTTACTTTAGTTGCTACAACAAACGCAACAGAAGTAATTGAAAAGCTATCTAAGTGGTCTATGGCTAATGAGAAGCTTTATTTTGTTACTACTCAAGATTTAGCTATAGTAGAGAGTATAGAAAGTTCAAATACAGCTATAGGTTACCATGACGATGAGAAAGATTTTGTAGCTGAAGGATTGGCAAGCAATATGGCTATGGCATTGCCTGGAAGTATCACAGCTAAATTTGAAACAGTAGCAGGTTCTAAGCCAGCTAAAATAAGTCTAACTGAATTAACCAAGCTTCATAAAGATAATGGATTCTCTTATGTAAGGAAAAAAGGAAGGAACTATGTGTCGGAAGGCAAGATGACAGACGGAAGTTATATAGACACAGTAATAGGTAGTTATTTTATTAAATTCAGAATAGAAGAAGCCTTATTTTTATTAGCAATGAACCATGGCAAAATAGGCTATGATGATAGCGGTATTGGCATGATAGTGGGCGAAGTTGAAACTGTTCTTAAAACAGCAACTGCTCAAGGAATAATACTAAAGAAAGATGGCAAAGGAGTATATAAAATAACAGCACTAAGAAGAAATGAAGTAAGTAAAAATGATGTAGCAAATAGAAAGTATAATGGTATTTCTGTTAAGGCTACAGTAGCAGGGGCTATTCATAGTGCAGAAATAAACATCGACCTTGTTTTAGGGGAGGTAGAATAATATGGCAGGAGTAAAAACATATAATCCTAGATTAGTAACCGTGATGTATGGCGGTATGGTTATCACAGGATTTGCTGAAAATAGTATGGTTAAATGCGAAAGAAATGAAGATAATAATATTCCTCACGTAGGAGTATTAGGTGAAGTTTCAAGAGCAGAAAATGCAGATAACACTGGCAAAATAACTATATCGTTAGCAGGAACATCGCCATTTATCAGTATCTTAGCAAGAAAAGCGGCAGCCAATGAAATAGAACCTATCTCTGTAGTGGATATGAATAGAGGTGGAGTGAATATAGGCGGTAGTGAAGCTTGGATTGTAAAAGCACCTCCTATTAATCTAGGTAAAGAGATAGAAGAAGTAGACATAGAATTCTTTGTTGCTGACTATACAGTAGGATAAGGTTGATAAACCCTCCTGTATTAGATATAATTAATTTAATAAAATATGGGAGGGGATTTTATGAGAACAGCTCAAGAAATGTATGATTATACTGTAGAGAATAAATATGGTACTGGCACAATGAAAAGTGCAACCAAGAAACACTTTGAAGTTGTTGAAGATCAACTACATGATGATGAAGTAGTATTAATGAGTTTTGTGGGACTGCACGAGCAAGAAGGAACTAATTTAAATGGTAACTTTGCATACGCAATAACAAATAAGAGATTAATACTAGGTCAGAAAGGTGTGTTAGGTAGAAGTAAGTCTAAATCTATACTAATGGAACACTTAAACGATGTAACGGTTCAAAATGGTATAATGTGGAGAAATATAGAAATAGATACGATAAAAGACCATTTCACTATAAAGAACAACACTAACGTTAGTAAGGATTTAGGCAAGAAGGTACAAGAAGCAATATTTAAGATAAAGAAAGAAAAACAAATAATATAAATAGACACTCTTAGGGGTGTCTATTTTATTTTAAAATTTAAGGAGGAATTAATATGTCAAAAGTAGATATAGATATGGAAAAGGTTTTAATGAATGCTAAGACAGTAAAGATACATGGTGAAGATTATGTATTGCAAAAACTTCCACCAAGACAAGCTTTGGAGTTAAGGGAGCAGTGGTATGTAGATGGAGTTCCTAATGAATTAAAAATGTTCGAATTAGTGCTAGAGCATATAGTCATTAAGCCTAAAGTTACTATTGATGATTTTGAAGATGTTGTAGTTGTAGAGGATTTAGTCAAGGAAGCTATGCAGTATCAATACAAAACTAAGGGAAAGTAAGCAGTGCAATCCTAGAAAATCAGGTATATGAACAATGGTACTTCTATAGACCAGTAGTTTTGGGAGTGCTTTCTTTTTCTGACGCTAGGAATATGCACATGGAAGAATTATTGAGAGTGAATAAAGCAATAGATATATTTCACCCATTAGCAGGAGGTGAATAAATGGATTTACGTAATTTGGCATTTAAGGTGCAATTTGAAGGGAGTTCTTCAACTGTACTAGAAGTAGACAAAGCAGTAGATGGATTGAAGAAATCGGTCGATGGTACAACTAGCAATTTAATTGACATGGGTAAATCTATTAAAGATAACACCAAAACCGATTCGGTGGATAAATTAGGTAAATCCACTGAAAAGTTAGAGAAATCTTTGGATTCAGTCGGAAAGAAAGGCGTAATTTCATTTAAAGGATTAAAGAAAGAATTAGAGTCTTTTAAGAAGTCTGCTGATAAATTAGGTAGGGACTTAACAAGGAAATTGACATTACCTATAGTTGGATTAGGCACAGCAGGTGCTAAAATGGCTTTAGACTTAGATAATGGCATTAGAAAAGTTACTACATTGGCAGATAAGGATATATTACCAGTATCAAAGATAAGAAATGAAGTTAGAGCTATATCTGATGCTAGCGGAATAGCACAAACTGAAATAGCAGAGTCGGTTTATAGTGCGTTATCGGCAGGTGTAGAATCTAGTAAAGTGATGGAATTTGTTAGGAGTGGAATAGACTTAACTAGAGCAGGATTTACCGATATGGATACAGCTATAGATGCTACTACTACTGTTTTAAATGCCTATGGCGATAAAGCTTATGACATATCTAAGATGCACGATATATTTGTTCAAACGCAGGATAAAGGTAAAATATCAGTTGATGAATTAGGCAAAAATATAGGTAGAGTGATACCGACAGCCTCCTCATTAGGTGTTAATTTAAACCAATTAGGAGCGTCTTATGCAATCTTGACAGCCAAAGGACAAAATGCACAACTAGCAACCACTAACTTAAATTCAATGCTTGATGAACTGGGCAAAAGTGGATCTAATGCAGATAAAATACTAAGGCAGAAAACAGGAAAAGGATTTGCGAAATTAACAGAAGATGGCAAGAATGTAGGAGAAGTCTTAGGAATATTGAATGAACACGCCAAGAAATCAGGGCAATCCTTAAAGGATATGTTTGGGAGCGGTACAGCAGGAAGTGCAGCAGTTGCCTTATTAAGTGAGGGCGTAGAGGGGTTTAATAAATCTTTAGCAGATATGGATGGCTCTACTGGTAAAACAGCAGAAAATGCTAAGAAAATGGAAGATGGCTGGTTGAAGATACAAAAAGCAACTACCCAAGTTAAAAATGCTTTAATTGATGCAGGAGCAGTAATAGCCCCGTATATCGAAATAGGGGCAGAAAAAGTATCTATGTTAGTAGAAAGGTTTAATGACTTAGACGAAGGTACTAAGAAAGGTATAGTAATGTTACTAGGATTAGCAGCTGCTACCGGGCCTTTAATCAAAGGTATAAGTGGAGTTGTGGGCATAGCTTTAAAAGCTCCAAAGATTATAGGATTGGTAGGTAAAGCCTTCGCTTTACTAACAAGTCCAGTGGGAATAGTGGTGTTAAAATTAGGCTTAGCAGTGCAAGGGGTTAAGTTTGCTATAGGTGCTTTTAGGCGTGGATACGAAGAAACTGGAACTATCATGGGTGGTGTAATAAATATATTCAAAGAAGCGGTTCAAGGAATTAAAAATATGTGGAACGGATTAAAAGAGTTCCTGAAAAATCCAATTAAAGGCACTGTACAATTAGCAGGTAAAGCATTTGATAAGCTTACAGGCAAAACCAAAGTCGATGGTTCTCATGCAAACGGATTGGCAAGAGTTCCCAAAGACAACTATTTAGCCAACCTTCATAAAGGTGAAGAAGTTCTTAGAGCGAATGATCCTAGAAACCAAAATAATAATAAAAAGATGGCATTTTCACAGCGAGAAGGGAAAAGTTTTAATATTTCATTTAACCCAAGCTATAACATAGAAATAAAAGGTAGTACTACAGAAAAAGAAGCAAATGATTTAGTTAGAAAAATCGACAAGCAAACTAGAAAAACAGTTCAAGAAATGTTCTATGAATTATCATTACAAATGAGTTAGGAGGGGTGCAATGCGTAGAGTAAAGCTTGGAGATATAGAGTTTACAGTAGTAGAAGTAGAGAATGTCAAAGACAGTGCAACTATAACGGATAACCCAGTAGAGTCCGGACAAGATGTATCAGATCATATACAACAAAATCCCTCCTACATCAATATAAAGGGGCAAATGATAGGGGAAAATGCCCCTTCTGACTTAGAAAAATTAAAACAATATATGAAAGATGGTGAACTCCTAACATATATTGGCAGGAATATATACAAAAACATGGTAATTGAAGATATAGACCGAGTTCATGGAGTGCAAAATAAAACTGGATATTCTTTCGATATAAAACTAAAACAGGTAAGGATTGCTATAGCTAAAGAAATAGAAATAAAAATTGCTAATCCCATGACTAAGAAAGTAGATAAAAAAACTTCTACTAAAGTGAAGTCAACTACCAACAATGGCAAGCAACAGCCAAAACAAAAAACTGTTTCGCCAACTTCTCCAAGGCTAGTAAAATCAACAGTGACACCAGGAGGGACAATTCAAGCTATAATGGCTACCTATAAACCTGAAAAACGCGGTATAGAAGGAATGTATGCAGGAGGTTTGTTCTAATGGAATATATTGATATAAACAAAGATATGATACCTTATAGATTTGATATTACTCTAGTAGACGAAACCTACACCTTTGAAGTGAATTATAATTCCTTGAAAGATTATTTTACAATAGATTTATATAAAAATGATGAAATTATAGTATTAGGTGAAAAGCTCGTATATGGCAAACCTTTATTTCTAACTTCTCAGCATAAAGATATTCCCAAAGTTGATATATTACCTCTAGATTTAACTAATAAAACTGAAAGAATAACCTTTGAAAACCTTAATAGAGAGGTTTTTTTATTTTTAGTGGGTGATTAGATGAAATTTTGGATTAGAGAAATAAATTTAAAAGCAGGAGATAAAGAGTTTACTAATGATAAGTTCGAAATAGACTTTCGAGTTCCTTTTTCTACAAGTAAAGAACCTGATATATCAGAAGTTATGTTGTACAATCTATCTAAAAACAGTATATCAAGCATAGAATCTAAAGCTTATGTAATATTAAATGCTGGATATAAAGGAGATATAGGAAATATCCTAAGTGGAAAGATAGAAAATATCAACACAGAATGGCAAGGAGTAGATAAAATAACTACTCTAAAAGTGTCAGATGGTGGTTTTGCATGGAGAAACTCAAAGATACAAAAAACATATCAAACAGGTTCTACAGCTAAGTATATAATGCAAGATTTAGCTGGTGTATTAGGCTTAGAAATTGCAGAGATTAATCCTAGAAAAAATATAACATACCAATTAGGTAAAAGTATCAGTGGTAGTGTAGAAGTTGCCTTAAAACAACTTGTAAAAGATACAGACAGTAAAATGTATATAAATAAAGGCAGATTATATATAAGAGATGCAAATAAAGGTACTGTAACAGGATTTTTACTTAATAGTGATACTGGATTAGTTGGAAGTCCTGAAAGAATAGAAGAAGAAAATGAAAAAGGCAAAAAGGTTATAAAATATAAAATAAATTCTCTCTTAAATTATAAAATCAGTACAGATAGTATTATAAAAGTAGAAAGTAAAACAATTAACGGAACTTACAGAGTAGAAAGCGGGGTTCATGCTGGTGACTTTATAACTGAAATGGTAGTAGTACCTATTTAGGTGGTGATTAAATGAAGCAAGATAGTCCTATGGATTTTTTTAATAAATTAAGTGGTAATTTACTCGAAGGAGTTAATAGTTGCACAATAGGCAGAATAGAAAAATTTGATACAAAGAAGATGAAAGCAGAAGTAATGCCTTTAGTAAAATATAAAAATAAAGATGGAATAACGGAAGAAAGACCGTTATTAATAGAGGTTCCAGTATCATTTTTAAAAGCAGGACCTTTTATTATTAGACCCCCATACAAGCAAGGAGATATTGTATTAGTAATATTCGCTGATAATGATATAGAGAATGTATTGCTAAGTGGAGATGTATCAGAGCCTAACTCAACAAGGAAACATTCTTTAGATGATGCTATTGTTGTAGGAGGAATAATGCCTTTTACGAAAGAGTTACCAAGCGAACACGGAAAAGATTTAGTTATAGCTAAAGATGATTTTACCTCTAAGATAGTTATAAAAGAAGATGGAAGTATTGAGATTAAAAGTGATAAAGGTATTACTATATCAGGACCAAGCAGAAGCGAAAGTTGGTGATATATTGAAAGCGTTTAAGATAGATAATAATGGAGATTTAGTAATTGAAAATGGAAATTTAATAATGATAGAAGGTAATGAAGAGTTAAGGCAATCTATAGAAAGAATATTAACTACCAATAAAGAAGAATGGTTCCTAGATATGAATTTTGGTTTAGATTATCAAGCTATACAAGGTAAAGGAAAATCGGCAGAAACTATCAAGTTAGCAATATCGGAAGCTATATATCAAGATAGCAGAATTAAAAATGTAGATATAAAAGATGTTATTATAGATCGTAATAGACATTTAAAGATTTACGGGACAGCTACAGATGTAAATGACAATGTAATAGATTTAAACACCTTACAGGAGGTGATAGAGGTTGAATAAGTTTGGAGTAACAGTAAATGGATTTAAAAGAAAAACCTATAATGATATTTTGAATAATTTACAAGCTAGAGCAAGAGAAGTATTTGGAAATGATATAAATCTTTCAAATACTTCTTTTTTGGGTATGTGGCTACAGAATGAAGCTTGGGAAATTGCTGAATTATGGGAACTGGCAGAAGATGTATATTACTCTGCTTTCATAGATTATAACGAAGGAACTTCTCAAGATAATACAGGTAAATATATCACTATATCAAGAAAACCCGCCCAAAGATCTAAAGGGGTAATTACTGTAGAGGGCAAAGAAGGCACAAGAATATCAAAAGGTTTTAGAGTAGGAAATGAGCAATTAGACATAATCTTTGAAACTACTGAAAATGCAGTTATAGAAAATGTTGGAATGCTGGATATTCCTATTGTTTCAATTAATCCTGGATTAAATCAAAATGTTCCTGCTAGTACATTAATAAAAATGGTAAATCCTATTAGTGGAATTGATAAGGTCTATAACAAAGATATAACAGTAGACGGAACTGATGCGGAAACAGATAAAGAATTTAGAGAAAGATATTATAGATCTATTAGTAAAGGTGGGAGTTCTACAAGAGAATCGGTAGAAGCTGCATTACTTGATATGGAAAATGTTACAGATGCCTTTGTAGAAGAAAATGAAACAATGGAGTATATAGATGATATTCCTCCTAAGTCACTAGCACCTTATGTGTTCGGTGGGGAAGATGAAGAAATAGCAAAGGTTATATTAAAATCTAAAGCTGGTGGAATTCGTTCTTATGGACTTACAGAAGTGTTAGTAACAGATAGTCAAGGAATAGAGCATACTATAGGATTTACTAGACCGATTGTAAAAGATATATATGTAAGACTCAATATAGCAAGAGATAAAGGATATCTAGGTGATGATGTAGTTACAAGAGCAGTATTAAATTACATCGGTGGAGAAGATGCAGAAGGTATTTCTTATAAAGGTTTGAGATTAGGCGAGGATGTAGTTATGTCAAAGATTATGGCTAGCGTAATGTGTTTGCAAGGCGTTAAAGATATAGGAGTAGAAATAAGTCTTGATAACATAACATATCAATCTACAAATATTGAAATTGCAAAGAAGGAAATAGCAAAAACTAAGTTTGATAAGGTAGTGATTGATTATGTGGAATAAAGTGTTTAACAGGCTACCTGATAACTATTCAAGAGAAGGACAAGTCAATAACGAAAGACTACACAAGGTCGTGTATGGAGAGTTGGAAGAGGTAAAGAAGGTATTTGAAGATATAAAAATTAATAGAGATATGGATAATGCTAAAGGAAGAAATCTTGATTATATAGGCAAAAATGTATTGGAATATAGAATAACTTCCGATGATGAATTGTATAGACAGTTAATCAAGACTAAGATTATAGCTAATCTAAGTCAAGGAGATATTGAAACTATAAATGAAGTTGCTAGAGTTTTAATTGGCGATGCTTTTCAAGGAGTAAAAGAAACTTGGAACTTGAGTCAATATAATAATGAACCTGCTGGACTGGTTTTAACTATGAAAAATCAAGCTAAATTACTTCAAACTAATGCAATTGATAGAGCAGTAGCAGGTGGAGTGGGGATCAAGTATTTACTAGAACTGATGCAAGACAAAATGGTTGATAGTGATATTTATATAGCAACTGTGTTTGTATCAGGAGAAGAAATAACAGTATATCCTTATTCCCCTAAAAACATTGAAAGTAGAGGAAAGGTTTACATTGCGACAGGAAGTAATGCAGAAGTAGACACAACAACAGTATATCCAAGAAAGGAAGTGATTTAATGGCAGAACAATTTTACACAATATTAACTCAAATAGGTAAGGCAAGTATAGCTAATGCTAGTGCATTAGGAACTAAAGTAGAGTTTAAATACTTTGCCTTGGGTGATGGGAATGGAAGTTATTACAATCCTACCGAAACGCAAACATCCCTAAAAAATGAGGTTTGGAGAGGACAAATAGCACAAATAACTGTAGATGAAAAAAATCCAAACTGGATTGTATTAGAAACTGTCATTCCTTCTAATGTGGGTGGTTTTACAATTAGAGAAGCAGGAGTATTTGATACAGAAGGAAACTTATTAGCAGTAGGCAAGTACCCTGAAACATACAAGCCAGTAGTGGCTGATGGCAGTGTTAAGGATTTATATATTAGAATGATTTTAGAAGTATCTAATACCTCTGCAGTAACATTAAAAATAGACCCTACTGTGATTTTAGCTACTAAGAAAGATATAGAATTGTTAGAACAGAAAATGGACAGCGAAATTGAAGGTATAAATATACCTGTAAAATCAGTAAATCAAAAAACTGGCAATGTAGTGTTAAACGCTACTGATGTAGGAGCAGAAACACCTCAAGCATCGCAAGAAAAAGCTAATAAGGCATTAAATGCTGCTAAATCTTACACAGATGAAGTAGCAGTAACTTTAACCGATGACTTAAATACACATAAAAACCAAAAATCATCTACATCTATAGTTGGACACGTACAATTAAACGATACTGTTACAAGTACAAGCAAGACATTAGCAGCTACAGCTAATGCAGTTAAAACTGCTTATGACAAAGCAAAGTCGGTAGAGGATTTAGCAAATGGTTTAGGTGACAAAATTGGCATTTTAAACGGATCAGGAGAAGTAAAAGAAAAGGCAAATAAGATTGACTTAGACACATTGAGATCTCGCTCAATATCAACAGGTACTGGATTGAGCGGTGGTGGAGATTTGTCGCAGGATAGAGTGCTAAGTGTACTCTTTGGAACTACATCTACTACAGTAGCTAGAGGAAATCACACACATGATGCTGCCGATATATCTGGTACAGCTAAAGTAGTTAGCGGCTCCTATATTGGGAACAATGCTAACAATAGAACTATTTCATTAGGATTTACACCCAAATTTGTATTTATAGCACAAGATAGAGGGGGGACTGAAAGTACTATAGCAGCTATAGGGATGGCTCACAACCCTCCTAATGTCAATTTTACCTCTTCCTCTAGCAATATTAGCAGAGATAAGCATAAACGTCCAGAGGTTGTGAGTGGTGGTTTTTTAGTTAGTAACGATGGTACTTCGTGGAATGGTTTAAACAGCTCAGATGGTGGAATATATTACTATGTCGCTATAGGATAGGGGTGATTATATGATAATAAGAAAAGATTGTACTTTTGAAACCAGAATGGATAAACCTAATTCAAATTGGTATCCAGACGAAGATAATTATGTAATAGATGAAACAAAAGAAGGTAATCAAGAATTAATAAATAAAATTAAAGAACACGCCCCATATATGGAGCTGGTAATTGAGAATAATAAATTAATAGACGTAATTCCAACGGATCAACCACCTGCACCAGAGCCTGAAATTGTAGATGAATATGTAGATGAAGAAAAAGTTGCAATGGCTGAAGCTATTATTGATTTAGAAAGCAGAATAGCAGAATTAGAAAAGATTAAAGGAGGTAATATATAATGTTAAAAAGGTATTTAGTGGTTTCATATGGAATATTAGTTAAAGCTGGTAAATGGAATTTAGAAGAAGTTGAAGGAGAAGATAAACCTATAGTTCCAAGTGATTATACAATTGCAGTAGCTGAATATTTAGCAGGACAAAATTAATATAAAACAAGGGCAATAGACTAGAGATAGTCTTTTTTATTGCCTTTTATCAATTATAGGAGGTAGAAAATGGATGTATGTACTGAAAAACACAAGAGAATAGATGAAAAATTTGATACACACGAAAAAAGATTAAATAATCATGGCGATAGATTAGATAAATTAGAACAATTCAAATCAAGTACGGAAACAGAGATAAAAAATTTAGTTGAACAAATAAAAAACTTAGTATCAACTATAAAATGGTTTATGGGGTTTGCAATCACATTATTAGCAGGGTTTTTTATTTGGTACATTCAGAAATTATAGGGGGGCGATATTATGAAAGTATTTTTAGATGCAGGACATGGAGGGAAAGATCCAGGAGCATTAGGGAATAATCTCAAAGAAAAAGATATAGCATTATCAGTAACATTAAAGGTAGGAGAAATACTAAAAAGACATAATATAGAAGTGATATATTCAAGAACTACAGATGTATTCCTAGAATTATCAGAACGAACTAATTTAGCGAATAATACTAATGCAGATATATTTGTATCTATACATTGCAATGCAGCTGAAAATATAAATGCTAAAGGCGTGGAAACATTTAGTTATCCTAATAGTAGCAAAGGTACTGCACTAGCTAAATGCATTCAAGATAGTATTATAGCAAATAAAGTTTATACAATAGATAGAGGAATAAAAACAGCTAATTTTGCAGTGTTAAGACAAAGCAATATGCCATCTGCTTTAGTAGAGTTAGCATTTATAACTAATGTAGAGGATAGTAAAATTCTAAGAGATAAGCAAGATGAATTAGCAGTATCAGTAGCAAAAGGTATTTTAAATTATCTAGGAACAAGGTATATAGAGAGTAAAACAGGGAGTAAGGAAGAAAAGCAGTTAGATAATTTAAAAATAATTTTACATGACAAGGAAATAGATGTAACAGGTATATATAAAGATAAAACTAATTATATCCCTGTGAGGTTCTTAGAAATGCTAGGATATAGCATTAAGGGGCAAGGTACAAATATTGTAATTGAATATAAAGGAGAGGATAAATAATGTTAGAATTTATAAAAGTAAATTACGATTCGATTCTAGTAGGTCTATTATTTGTGATAGGTCTACTTTTTCTTTATAAGAAAGGGAAGAAAGAATTTGTTAGGAAAGTTGTATTATCATTAGTGGTACAAGCAGAAAAGGCTCTTGGAAGTGGTACTGGTGAACTCAAGTATGCTATGGTAGTTGAAGAACTTTATAAATCATTGCCTTTAATATTGACTATGTTAATTTCTAAGAAAGAATTAGATATTATGATAGAAAGTTCTGTTCAATATCTTAAAGAATATTTAGAAAAAGATAAAGATTTATTAGGATATGAGGATGAATATAGAAAAGTAAACTTTGCAAGTGAGTTGCAGAGAAAAATGGAATAATAAAACAGGACGTTTAAAACTACCTGTCTATTAACTAGACTAGAGATTTTTCTCTAGTCTTTTTTTATTTTTTGTAAATGTTTTTAAAAGAACTTTTCGGCAAATTATTACAAATGGCTATGATGTAGTAATTGCAATAGTTACATAGAATAAAATTATTTTAATTATTTTGTATTATGGTGTTGACATCATATGATGTATATGCTATAATGTATTTAAGATAAGAAATTAAAACAAGGAGGTAGCAAAATGAAAAAGATATTTATAGAAGCTCATAAAATGACAAGAGAAATGGTAGAGGAATACGGAGTAGATTATCAATTACAGTTCGGACTAAATTTAAGCTACCTTCTAAATAAAAAGGAGGAAGAAGAAATGAAAGAATTAAAAGGTTCAGAAAAACAAGTTAAATGGGCAGAGGATATAATTAAAATATACGAAGAGACTTTAGAGGAAATCAAAGAAGTGATAATCGAAGATATAAAAGAAGAAAGAAAAGTGAAAAATATAGAAAGAGCAGAACAAGTAATAGAAAAAATAAATAGTATTGAAAATGCAGCTGAAATAATAGAGAAATTCAAAGATATCTCAACTACAAAAGATGAAATTGAAAGAGTGTTGAAGATTAAAAAAAGCTTAAAAGAACATTTTGATATTAGTATAAGTGCTAAATACTTTAAAGGATTAGAGGAAAAAATTTGGAACAGGAGAGAAGCATAATAAAATTGAGGGGTCTAGCCCCTCTCTAAAATAAAAATAAAGGGGATATGAAGATGAAAAGAAGAAAATTAATAGGTGCAAATAATATTAAAATCAGAGAAAATACTTTCTTAGAAGGTGTTGAAGTTGAATTACAAGGATACGAAAATATTTATGCAGTAGATACGGATGGAGTATTGACAACTTTAAGAGAAAGAATCATCGAAAATAAGCTTTATGATAGCAAGGAAACTAAAGAAAATCCTTATAAATTAGATTTTCAATTTATAGAAAACGGAGAATGGGAAAATATAGAATAGGAAAAGAAGGAGAATCGCAATGAAAAACAATATAAAAGAAATATTAAAATACAAAGATATATCAATAAATGAACTAAGCAGGTTAATTGAAAAGGATTATCGTACTACTCATGCATTAGTAAACAGAGATAGTCTAGGGACTACTCAATTAGATACGCTAGTTAAAGTAGCAAATGTATTAGATGTAGATATTCAGATGCTATATGACGAAGAAAAAAAGAAAGAAATAACAGTGCTAAAACTATATAAATTTAATTATGCAGGAGGGTTAGCAGTTGAAGCATTGAGAGATTATAAAAAACAAATAGAGAAAAAACTTGAAGAAAAATTAAATCGTTATGCTAGACTTTCTTACGAATATAAATCAGAAATAAATATGAACGGAGTTAAAGATGAAGTAAATCTAGAAGTGATAATCGGAGATAGAAAAAGTGAAGAAGATAGATATCACTTCTACTTTAAAACTAAGAGTGCTGAATTGATATTTAAGAATGATTTCGTTAATATAATAGTGTTATGTATCAACGAATATGAAAAAGGCGGATACAAGACAATAGAGAGTGCTTATAGAGATTTAAATTATGAAGGATACAATCATAGCGGTGTAGAATTAGAAAAAATCGAGGTGGAATAATGTCAGTAACTTTCGATAATTCAGGAGGAAAAAACTGGATATTATTCAAGCTAGATTATAAGATAGATAGATTTAATTTTGAAGAGGTATTAATAGAAATACTGAAAGAATTTAAAGAGGAAGAAATAAATTTTGTCGGATGGCTTGAAGGTGAAAAAGTAATAAGCATAAGTAAGGATAACTATGTAATAACACCGGGCGAGGATAGAATAAAATTAAGACTCACTAAAAGCAAGATGGTAAAGGTACACGATAAAAGAAAAGCATTATATGAGAAATATAGTAAAATGTTAGAGGATCTAAAATAA